CGCCTGCATACTGCTCCATACGCATCTCTAGGCGATCAATTGAATTATCCGCTTGGATGACCCATTGAACGTTTCTAGCAAGCTCTGTAACAGCTCCATTCTCATCGATATGGATTTCGGCGTTAGGACCCCAATCAAAGGCTTCTACTTCACCTTGGATAACCAAAGGAGGCATGATAGCTAAGTCCATAGCATCTGCCTTTACGTTCTCTAGGTGATCTAGTCGATATTGCATACCTACTAGGTTTTCCAGAGGCCCCATTGACCAAAGGTTGTCAGGTCGGCTTCTCCATCCTACATGGTAAATTGGAGCATGACCAAGCCAGGATGGGAATGGCTTATCTTCTACAACGAAGAATCGATCAATTACCATGATCTCTCGGCCTGTCCTTAAGACTTCGTTCTCATCAAAAATATCTCCGTAAAAAGTTAGAACTTCTACGTAGTTACTTTGGAGATACGTCTCATAGTTCCCAAAGCCATCAATCTGCATTCCTTCGGCTTTATTTAGGTCTTCCCACCCAAACTGCCTTCCTGCATTGATAATCGCTTGGCGGCCCTCTAAAGCCTTTCTAAGGGCACTGTTCTCTGGTTGGTTCTGTGCCATTGATGTCAGTTCACCAATTGAGTACAGAGAACGGATGATTTTGAAACTGTCCTTGAAACTAGTAGCCAAGGGATTGAACACGATGTCTAGGGGACTAATTCGCTTAACACGAGGTCCCATGTAAGACACTGTTTTCTCTCCTCGATTATTTTCTACAAAGCTGCTTTCATACAACACAGTAGCAAAAGCATTGCCATAGTCAATATAATCAAGAAGTAGCTTACTCATTTCTGTTCGGAAATGGCTTGTACGTGTCTTGTTAGAGATATATGATTCAATAGCTTTTCGTTTATTATCTGTATCGTCTGAAGCTGTGTATGCCTCCCAACGAAGCCAATCATCGTTAGGGAAGAGAGCAGAAATATAATTGGAATGTAAGTTGTCACGAATCTGACAAAGCTTAGGAATAGTTGTACTATTCTTCCAAGGCAACTTACTATTTGTAGTGGTAGAGGTATCTGTTGCAAAGATGTAGTTTCTAAGCTCTTTCCAACTCCCTACAATGGGATTACGTTCGATATTGTATTTGTGCCAAGTTTGACCAATATATTCGGCCATTTTATTAGCACCACCCATTCCTTTAAGAACTTGTAAAGGGGTAGTCATTTAATTCCTTAACGATAAGCCACCCCACCAAATCGGGGATGATAAACGATTTTATTTTCTCGATACTCAGTATCTCTGACTTGTCGAGGCTTAATTGCAATTTCCATTACAGAAGCAAGAGCATCTTTAATGTCATCATGCTGAGGTCTTGCAAGAACTAATTGCTCTTCTAACATGTCAGTATACCCACCCTTGAAGTGCCAGATACTCATATTGTCATATCTATGCTCTAGGGCAGAGGCAATACGTTCTTGTTTAGTACCTTCGTGCCGATTAGGACGATGCTCATCAATAGATAAGCTTAATCCCTCTGATCTTAGAGTATCTTTCAAATCTCTAACAATAACAGCTTGCGCAACAGTTACTTCAGCTCGTAGCTTTTTAAATTCCCATTTAGAATGTAGCTCAGCAATGTGTCGAAAGTATTCACTAATCTTATCTGATTTGAAAACATCAATATCAAGAATATAGTAATATCCTTGGGAATCTACTCCAACTACTACAATTGCTGTGTAGTCGCTCTTCTTTGAAAGAGAGAAAGCAAAGTCGATTGCAGCATATACGTTTAATCGATTCTTCTTGTAATACCAATATCCACCTTCCTGTCTTAGGAATTTCTTTTCGTAATATTGGAATTTAGAACGATCAATTCGATTAGAGCCTGGGTCATTAGGATCATTGTAATACTGTGCATAGAATTGTACAGTATCTGAGTACTCTGCGCGGATTCGGGAAAGCACTTGCAAATCAAATCCAAAATACTTCCCATCTTCTCTCATAGTTTTAGGCCACAAGAAAATACCGTCAGTTTCTACAGCGTATTCCTTAATGCTCCATACTTGCTTTCTGTCAACAATATTCCCTGCTCCATCAAACACATCGTATTGTTGCTGCTTCCACGTAGCATACACATCGTTAGGATGATAGCGCGTTCCGCAAGCCATAGTAAAACCACCAGCATTACGAATAGAGGTGAACTGTGAAGATTTCTTTTCTACGCTAGAGCGTCCATCCTCTGTGTAAGCATTCTCAGGAACAACCAAGTCATCCGCAATGATAATGTCAGCGTGCCAGCCTGTTGTATTAGTTGTGAGGCCAGCAGTGCTCACTGTAGCATCACGGATGCCTTCTCTTCGACGTTTCTCATGGTCAATAGAAAACTTACGTTGTGACCATCTTTCTCGTTTACCTTCCTGAGGGTTGATATACTCAGGAAAGTATCTCTGATAAACTGTTGAACCCAGGATATTCTGAATAGCAAATAACTGGGTTTCTGCAAGTTCCGCTGTCGCTGATACGTATAGGATTGTTACTTCAGGATGCTTGGTGATGATCCACGCAGCCCAAGTCGCTACCATATGACTTTTTAAATGGGCACGAGGAAGCATAATCAGCTTGTTGCTTGTCTGATCCTCTCCCATCCCGTAAAGGGAATAGTCTTGCATCCATTTAAATAAGTCCTTATGAATTTCCCCATACACATAGCCGGGATTGACAAGCCGAGCAAAGAAGAACAAATCAGTTAACGCTGTTTCCCTAATTTCTTTTGCCTCGGCAGGCATTTTTTCTAATTTAGTTTTTGCGTTTAAACGCCATTGATCTTCTTCGCTATTCATTAAACAACCTTAAGTAGTCTTGCTACATCACCATCGTATTCGCTAGCTGAACGGGCAGCAGAAGCCTTATGGCTTTCTTTTTCTAGCTTGGTAGGGCGTCCAGCAGCTCGTGTGTCCCATCCCCTATCAGCAAGCCATTTAGAAGCTTGGTAACTACCTTCTTCAGCTAAGTCCATCATTTGCTTTACAGCGCGTGATCTAAGTTTTAATTCTAGCTCTTCTCTCCACTCATTAATGTATTCCAGAATCATTTTGTTAGCACAAATCTTTTGCCAATGCTTCCAGCCTGCTAGATACGTCGTAGCAAACTGATATTCTGTAGTGTCTTCCATTTCTAGGTATAGACGCTTAAGAGAAGGATAGACCACACCATTATAGATGTGATCCATATCCTTTAAAGAATAAACAGCAAAATCATTGTACCCAAGTTCTAGGAATAATGATTGAGTAAGATATCGGCCGCTGGAATCAATTAGTTTTTCACGTAAGATCATTACTGTTATATTTTAAATAAACAAAAAAAATACTGGTTTCTAAATAAGTTTTGATGGTAGCCATTTTATCCTATTTGTGAGTTACTGTTAAAATGGGCTTCGGGCCGTGCGATCACATGGCTGCGATCCTTCTGGGCGTTGGCGGGTGGATGCTAGGGGTGGGGCTTGCGGGTACGTGCAACTAGGCGACCTGCCATTTAAAGCGTCGCAGTCACCCACACGTTTTGCGGATCAATCAGCGTGGACGTTCCGGCGTTTTGCCCATAAGTGACAATTCGAGTATTCGACGCCGAATGACTAAATACAGAAACTGTTCCGCCGTGCCCGGATGCGTTGGTGTCGAGAACAACGGAAAGTGCGTAGTTGGCGCTGGGAAACGGACGAGACCAGGTAATCAGGTAGTCGCCGGCGCTGGTTCGCGTCACGCTTTGCACGTTGTCAGAGCCAGAAATCACGATGGCGCTGCCGTTCCAGTTGAACTTGACCCACCCGCGTTCAGGTCGCCTCGTCATCA